CTTTGCAGTTAGATCTATGTTTACCATTGTTTTCATTAGTGAATCTATTTCTTTTGCCGTTTTGAAGAAGGTTTGTTCTGCATTGAACATTTTTTGAATACTTAATTTTTCTTGAGCTTTTGCTAGTCCTGTTTTTGCTCTTGTTTCCTGAATTTTGTATATTTCGTTTTTTGCCCTTGCTGAACTTAGTTTAGTATCTTCGAATAGTTTTTTGGTTTCCTGATTTGTCCTTTCTGTTTCTGATGAAATTTTTATAATATCTGCCACATTTTTTGCAGATTGGGATATATCCGGGAATTGATGCATGAATCCCTGTGCTGTGTTAGGGGATGCCATTTTTGCGTTAGCCATAGGGGCACTTGCCAGTCCACCGCTGGCCATAGGTGCTGAACCTCTTGGTGCAACAGCCATGGCACTGGACGCCATTTGTGCCCTTGCTGGTGTGCTTTGTACGCCAGATCCAACATTGAATCCACCTGAAGATGCTAAAATAGGGTTTAATCCAGCCTTTGCCATGTCATTGACGGTCATTTGGTACCTGTTTTTATAGGCATCGATAGATCGTTTATAACTGTCCATGGCGCTCTTCTCTTCTCTTGAGAATTGGGTAGTAGCAGCTTGTTTGCTTCTTTGCCAGGCGTCTGCGGCAGCTTTTTGAGATCTACCCCATGTTGCTTCGGCCATGTCTTTTTCTCTAGACCATGCGGTATTGGCTGCCTCTTCTGATTTATCCCATTGAGTTTCTGCAGCCTCTTGAGATCTTTGATATGCTGTTGAGGCACCTTCTTGTTCCCGATCCCAGCTGGTTGTGGCCATTTCTTTGGCTCTTTCATAATGTTTATCGTTTTCTAATGATGCAAATGATTGAGCTGACCCTTGCCGTTGTCCGGATCCGAATATTCCCAATACTCCGGATGCTAATCCACCTAATAGTCCTCCTAACCATCCCATTTTTACCTCCTAGAAATGATCTATATACCCGGGGATAGAGTATGTTGGCATCGGCCTTGTGCACTCTAGCTTGAGGTATGAATCGTATATGAAATGTGGTTCTGTTGGAGTTGCAATAACGCGATCGATAGGGGGATTGTCAACAATGAACGTATCATCCAATGTCGGCATTGCGCCGAACTCTATGCCTAAATGCCATGAATCCAGTGTTGCTGTGTCATTTGATCTGAATTTTCCAGTGATTTTTGAAGGTTTGTATCTGTACTCAGCGAATCTTTCCTGATATCCAAAGACATCTTCGTCTGTGCCGGCGCCGATCGCCGTGGCATCGATATAAATTTCTTTGTTTAATACTGCTTGTTCTCCTAAGTGAGCGAGTGTTGGCCAGTAATAGTCATACCTTGTTTGACGTGACCACATCCGGTCAAGTCCCTCTTGATATGTTAAATCCGCTCTTACATTTACCAGTCCTATTACCACACAGTGTTCGGTAAATGACTTTGTGAATCCATGACCACTGAATCCTACTGTTCCCATTGCTCCAAGCTCACCGGGTGATGAATCGGTTCTGGGTACAGGTGATACATTGACTGGTGTGGATCCGCCGCCGAGATATTCCGGCCTTTGTACTCTTGCATCGGGAGAAGTGACGCCGAAATGTGATTTTAGTATCTCGATATACCGGGTACCGGATCTTGCATCTTTTTCCAGCATCCTTTGTACTTGAATTGCTGTTCTTAATTCGTTTACGGTTGATCCAAGTGCTTGTGATAGATCAACTTTGAGTTCTGATGTTCCTGTGGCTGCCGCCGCTCCAAATAATAATGATGTTCCTGAGTCCTCAGTTCTGAGTGATCGTAAATTTGCGCTTGATCCTGATGCGTCCCTTACTTGAGCGAAGTTACCAGTGGAATCACTAGAGTTGAAAGCCATACCATCGCCAAATATAGGCGCTTCCGAGCCGAGGTTGATAAGGACATCGTCACCTTTTTGCGTCCATGGTAGACAACTTGTAAAGTAATCATGTCGTTTCCCTCTCCTTAGTATTTCGTAGTCTGCGTATGTGTCTGGACCGTCATCTTTATTTACTGTAACGGAGTCTTGTAGGTTTTCGTCCCTAAACCATTCATTCCATATTAGGTTGTAAGCACGGAATGGTAGTGCGCTGAACTCGTATACTGCCGCTACCTTTGTCGGCAGGCCCATGTAATCGTAGATTGTCTCGTTATTGGCATTGTTAAGGTCGTTAATGATGGGTATTGTGTAATCGATCGAGTCTCCTGGATCTGTTTGTTCTCCGCAGAATTTTTGCCAGTTTTCCCATATTAACCTGTGGGGAACTGCGAAGAAGAATGTTTCCATTTTCATGTTATCCATGATCGGATATATCGGTGTTGCTAATCTTGCGAATCCGGTTAGATTGAGGTTGAATGTATCCCCGGGTAATGCTTCGTCAATGTAACATGGTACGAGCCATCCGGCATCGAATGTCGTTTTTAGTCCATGCGATCTGTTGAATTTTGACCGAGGTACGCTAATTTGCGGGACTTCCGAGAATTTATGACTCATTACTGAACGCATAATTATGATTCTCCTTTATATTTTTTTGCTACCAGGGATCCTTCCAGAATTATTTTGTAATTTTGTTTGAACTTGCCTGTTTCGTTATTCCATTCGCCGAGCTGCCATAGCTCGAAGTCCTCTGGGAATTGTGAAGGCATCATATCTTTGTCCAAGATAAGTTTGATGAATGATCTTTGTGCCATTATTTCGTGATCCTGAAAGAATGGTACCCAGTAAGTTTCCGATTTTAAATCTCTTATACTGTATATTCTACTTGTCTTCATCGTGTAAGCTCCTTTTTAATAATTTTTTATTTTTTAGATTTTTTACGTATTGTTTTCTCATGTTTTCTTGATGATCTGGATATTTTTCTTGATCTTTAAATCGTTTTTCTTTTATCTGTTTATACCTTTCGGGATCCTCCTTTTTTAAGAATTCATCATAATATCTGCAAGGGCGTAGATTCCGCCCATTATATTTGAAATAGTCCTTAGCATAGATATCGTTTTTATATTTTTCTATCCATCCTCTTCCTATTCCAGGTCTTCTTGACATGACTGCGAATGGAGGTTGTCTTTCTCCATATACCTTTTCTGCTTGTGGACCTTTAATTTTTTTAGTTACATATCTTGCGACGTAAGCCGCTGATTCGAATTTTAAAGAGCCTACTGTATTGAATCCTCTTCCTTGCCATAAATCAGATATTTCTTGGCTTTTATATAAATCGTCACCTTTAACCTTTTCCTGTCCTTGGTACCGTCTGATCTCTCTACTTCGTAATTGAATTTTATCTTTCGGCGAATAATTAAATAAGCAAAGATGATAATGAGGACGACTTGTATTATCTCCGTATTCGCCACATCCAAAATATCGAATAGTTTTTCCATTATATTTCTTTCTTAGTCTTTTCATGAATTTTTGTAATTCGTCTTTATGTAATCCATGATCGGAGGGAAGGTGTTCATTATTATATGTTAAAGTTATGAACGAATTTTCTTCGTATAGTTGAGATTCGTTAACGCATCTAAGAGCCCACCATCGAGAATATTCTAATCGGCATCCTATGCACTTTCCACATGGGAGGAAAACCGGTAAATCCTGATAGCCGTTTCTATGACTAAAAGTGATAAACCGGTTCCCATTGTCATTTAGCTCGTTTGACCAGTATCCCATAAGTGGCGTATAGCAAGTCACAGCCTGATTCCACCTCTGAGAAGTCCACGCCGACTATTGAGCTTATTTTTGCCTGAATTTTTTCGAAAATACTTTTTATCTCTGGATCTGTTTGTTTTTTTCCTGTAACGCATTTTTTTGTCTCCTTTCTTTTTGTTTCACGTGAAACATTTTTTGGCATTGAACCATTTGGTGTCAATGCGCACTATTATATCAAGTGGGTATCGTGCGCCCTTCGGGCCTATTCCTTTCGGTTGCAACATTTGAGACCGACAAAGAAAAGATTTTGTCGGCACTCAAATATCGCTTATATTCTTTTTGACAGGTTGTCAAGTTGTTTCCTTCGTGGGGGGATTGTCGATTATATCCTCTCTTACATTTTGATCTTTTTCGACATGTTCTCCCAGGCCGTCTGTTTCAGGGGACCATCCTTTGTTAATGATACCGAGTTCGATTGCTTCATCCCGGTTATCTGAATTTTCCATGAATTCTAAAAGTTTTTGTGGACTGTTTTCGAAGCGTTTCCTGATTTTGGACGGCATTTGTTCGAATGAGCTTTTTGCACTTGCAATCATATCCATTGCTGTCTTGAACTCGACTCCTGTCATATCGCCGAATTGATGCTCGAAGTTTGATACCTGGGTAATGGTCTCGCCTTTTTTGTACCGCCTGATTACGTTATTTACGTCACATTGCTCTTTCTGTGACTGCTGGGTGAAGTATACAGGTTTTCCATCTTGCTCCTTTCCAGGGCGTTGTGACCATAATCTTAGATCTATGTTACCGATTTTTGATAGTTCCAAATATTCTTTTGACATTTTTTCACCTTTTTAATCCACCTACTATCATTCCGAAGTTGATACCGAGAGCATCGGTTATAGCTTTAATATAGCCTAAAGTTGGTCCGAGTTTTCCCTCGTATGCCTTTGCCAGTTGTTGTAATTTCTCATTGTGGAACGTTAATTGTCTTCTTTGCTCTTCCATGATTTGGAATTTTGTTTCTAGTATGCTTAGGTTTTTACGTTTCTC